ACCGGTGGCGAGCAGGGTCTGGTGTCCAAAAGTGGGTCCCACCACACAGAGGAAAGAGAAATTGGGCTTCGGTTATGCAATTGGGCCCTTCAATTATTGGGCTTTTACACAAAGCCCCTTGCTACTGGGCTTAAATTAAATAAACATCATAGGGGCCCAAAGAGATCCATTTATCCTGCATATTTATTACACATACGTATAAATACGTATTTATACATCGCTATTCATAATTACATCATATTCATCTTGTAGATTGATATCATCCACAGGTGCCTCTTGCATCATGAGGATATCAATACACTCTACCATATCCTCTTGCTTGAATTCTGCTATGTTTGATTCTTTGTACATGATATCCAGCAAGTTTCTAATCCCCTCTTCCAAGCTGTTGAAGTTGAAAGGTGGAATGATTCCACTGTGTCTGTATGGGATCATGAACTTCTTCTTTGCAAGTGCCGGTGACTTGGTTGATGTGAGTTCGATCAGCACAAGGATGGAACTGTCTTCCTTTAGTTTCACATCTATTGTGAACCTCATGCCCTTCGTGTTGTTGTATCTGATCGTCATTGTTAATTGTTGTGACATATACATGAGTCTCTTCATCTTAAATACTGCTGGGAATTGTGATATATGGACTTAAATGTTTTACGTGTTCCATTGTTGTTCATATGCCTACAAGTGGACATATTTATGTACGATAGTGACATAAAACATCATCACTGTTACTAATTACATAATAATCTATATTATTATGGGAAATCAGAAGTGGACAGAAGAAAACACTCACTATCACACACAAAACACACAAGTGGGAAGAAGAAAACACTCACTAATACACACAAAACACATACAAACACACAGACAACATCCAATCATGAAAAAAAGGAAGCGCAGCGGAAAAAAAAACAAAACCCACACACAACAAAATCATCAAATCGAAGAAGAAGAAAAAGAAAAAAAACTAAATATCCAACACAGTTAAAGAAAATAAATAAAAAAAACATAACTGTTTTTACTGAGCAGTAAAAATAAATAACTTTAACCTCAGAGGTAAATACCTAGGACACCAAAGGTAAATGAGACCCCGATTCATTTGGTGTACCTATTGGTGCCCAATAATTGTATTCCCAAAATACCCCTATCCCTGTGTCTGATAGGCGCGTGGGAGTGCGCTGAAAAAGTTAAGTTTCTCTCTCCAAAAACTCCCCGGAGCTCCGATTGAGGGCCTTCCGGTCATCAAATTGCGACACGCGCGGCAGTATCAACACGGAGGTGGGCAAACCACTACGCTACGCAGCAGCCTTAGCTACGCCGGAGCTTAGCTCGCCACCGTTTTAATATT